ATCCTGAGTATTTCGGCATTACTTCCCTTCTTTCTTGGGATTGGTATCTTCAACGACCCAACCTCGCTCAAGGAAGATTGCGAGGGAAGATGCGGGCATGTCCGAACAGTCGCCATCGGGGCCGACCGTTTTCATCTTGAGCTTGGCCTTCTCTCCCTCGGACATATTGCTCATGCCCTGCGCGTCGAGGATAGCTCGAAGACTGAGCGGATCCGCCGGGTAAGTGAAGGTGTGTTCGCCATTCACGCGGTAACGCTTGGACATAGCAATCCTTTGAATTCGTAGCCGCAAAGGCAAACGAAATGAGCTTCACCAAATCCACAAGAAGGAACCCGTTTATTCGAACCAGCCCCACAACGAGGGCAGGGTTCCTTCTTCGGATCTTTTACGGGCAATCCGTCAGGGCCGAGGAGCATGGTTCCTTTGTGATCATGTAGTTGCAAGCGATCATGAAGCGGAGATTCGCATCTCTGCCCATCGAGAACGGAGGCTGCATCGGTTCAATCATTTGATAAACCGTGCTCCCCGTGTAGAGAACTCCCGGTTGGACAGCCGCGAGTGCCAGATAGACTCTGCGGGCTTTCCACGCCGGATTCGCATAATCGTTTGGCTCACCCCGGAAAACAATCTGGATGGTCGGCCTTTCGTAACCGATGCCCGCCACGCCAAATCTTCCGTCTGCCTTGAATCCACCGTATTCGTAGATGGCTGCCAGCGAATTAGGGGTGGTATCAAGGAAACCGACTCGGATATTACCGAGCCCTCCCAGATCATCCAGGAAAGTCTTGATCTCGATTATGGTGCTATCGTCGAGTGGCATCTACCCTCTCCCGAGGATAGAAATCATTGCGCTCTCTTCTTCCTGTATCACAGACTCCATGAATTTCGCCTGTGTCGGAGAAGCGTGCTGAAGATCTAGTCTCTCATGCACATAAACGGCATAATCGACTTTTTCGTTCCCAAAACTGATGACCATCTCGAGCTGATTACCCTTGATTTCAGTTGGATGGACTACACCACTCCGTCGGAGTTCACCAAATTCGTATGGGGTTCTCACCATCATTTTCGCGAGAAGAAAATCCCCCATTAGGTTCATGTTATCCACCAACCTATTTCGGGTTCGCTTCACCTCGCTCTTGGAGTTAGTCTCAAACTCCACGAACCCGACGAAGAAAACCCCGTTAGCCAAGGATAACCTCCAACAGATACGGCGAATCCGGGTAGTTATTCTCCAACCCCTCGATGATCCGGATAGGACCAGTATACCCGCTAGGGAGGGTCAACTTGTCACGAATATCGAGAGGCTCCTGTCGATCGGCGGCTCCGTTGGCCGGGATTGGGTAGAGGAAAGTCACAGTAGCGCGCTGTGTGATCTCCATCCCAGTATTCGAACGAAGCGTTCTCTGTTTCATCTCCACGAGAGCAAGACGCCTGATTGGTGCCGCATACAGTGGAGTTCCGTATGTGGTATCATTCCCAATCCATGCCTCATGGATAACGGGGACCTGAAGGTCTTTCGTTAGCTTGTTTGCAAGAGCAACCGACTTGCGAACAAGACTTGCGAAACCCATTTACCCCTCACGTCCCTCTACGCTAACGTCTGCAACCCCGTTCGTCCCCAGATTCCAGAGGATGAGAGTCTCACCTGCGGGGATGAAGACTGGAGTCTTGAATTCGATCAGAACACCCACACCGATCGTGGCCGGAAGATTGACTCTCTCGAGAAATGCGGCCGGGATGGTGGGCGCGGTAGTCGTCCACGCCAGAGCGATCCTGGACTGGATCTCCAGAGCCTGTCCCGCCCCCATTGGAAGCATTCGAACGGGGGTAGTCGGCCCGACACCCTTTGCAGCAGGTCTGCCGATTCCGAACAGTCCAGCAGTCGCCGCCCCCATCGTCACCCGGATAGCCGAGATGTAAAGACCCCTGCTCTGTTCTGGAGCTGATGTGGACGCAACTGGCGCGATGATTTCCAGCGCAGGAGTAGCATTGGTTCCCGACGTGGTTCGGACACTGAGACGCACCTGAGACATTATGATCTCTCCAATTCTCTGGTGCCTGTGTCCATCCCGTCAATACCCCGATACCAAGAGGGGACGAGAAGATTCCAGACAGCCGAAGTTAGAACTGATGTGGATAGGGAACCATAGTCCCTGAATTTCAAAGTGATCGGACCGGCCCGAAGATGTGTGAGTCCGGTTGAATCAATGTCACTGTCGGCAGTTCTATCTTCCTGGATTAGAAGCCGAGCTAGTTCAAACTGTGCGTGCTTGATCTCCTCCGGGATAGTATCCGAGGGAACAAAAGCAAGCTCATTCCTCTGGAGCATTCCAGTCCGCGGCCAGAGGAGTCTCTGGGTCGTTGCGGTAACGAATCCAACCCAATCCACCAGCGCATTCAACTGCTGCGCTGCCATGATCAGAGCGGGATTCTTTATCTCTTCAACGTAACTACCGCCGGAGAACGCAGTGCTCGCGGTGACCAGAATTCGAGAGGATCCGGTGCCGGTGTAGGTCGCTGAGAATTCCGCAAGAGCATCGATCGCAGCGGCGACAAGAATTGCGGTATTCTTTGTCGGGTCCGCGACTCCTGACCCATCCGTCCCCAGAGTAACGGTGAGGATAGGAGTGGCGAAAGAAGCAGACATCGCCACGTTGTTCCCACTGCCGAGGGAAACGACTACTGAGTAGGCGTTACCCTCGGTTCCGGGAGTGGACACGGAGATGTTAACGACTCCGTTAACACCCGAGCCAAGAGCAGCAGTCGCCGACACATTCGCAGGCCACGCGGCATCCGCGTGCAGAACGCTATCGAAATAAGCGTCTGCTTCAGCACGAGTTCCAAACGAGTTGGAATTCGCGCCTCCGACAGTTGCGATTACGGTCGGCGTCGCCATTAGGCAGGATCAGCGATGTATTCGAGGGAGACGTCGAAGTGGGTAGCGGTCGTCAGGTTGCTACCTCCCGACTGCTTGGTCACCGAGATCGCCGTGTTGGCATCGTGCGCCGTGAACGAAGCGCCGTCTGCCAGAATTACCGCGTTGGCCGCACCGGCGCGAACCAGCGCGCTCTGCGTCAGGGCAGCGACAGCGATCACCAGCGGACGCGAGGCCGAACCGGACTTGGTGCCGAGGAGATCCAGCGACGTGCCACCAGCAGCGGCTCCACCGATCGAGATCACTCGCATGTCCATCAGACGCCACTTCACACCCGGAAGAGCCGGGAGAAGAGTGAATCCTGCATTGGCCTGCGCGAGCGTCACGCGAGTTCGGAGGGCCTTGACCTGCCCGAATTCGACGAACGTGCCCTGGATTGGACGGGATTTGGGTGCGCCAGACCCAATGGGATACATGCGCGAATCAGCGGTCGGCATTTCTCTTTCTCCTTATGTTTTGAGGGTCAGGCATTGCACCCAACCCCCACCTGATTATCAGGAAACGAAATTGGTGGAGCCCCGGAGGGCCCCACCAACCGATTGCGAATTACTCCCCGGCGATGATCGCGCCGAAGCCCGGACGGGGAGCGCCGACACCGCAGAGGATGTCGAAGCTCCAGCGGGTCCGCTTGTGCTGGCGGGTGACTTCCAGGCGGAGGGCCAGACCCGAGATCGGATCGACGGCCGACTGGAACATACCCAGACCCATCGGATCCGCACCGGCGAACGGACGGCTCGCGAGGGCCAGCGCGTCGCGGTGGAACATGATGTTCTGGCGGTGGCTGGCCTTGACGGTCACCACTTCGCTCGCCGACTTGGCGGTAACGAGGGGCTGCGTCAGGACGACGGCCGTGGTCGGCGCGGTGCCGGTCGCGGAGGCGACGTTGTAGACCGTCGTATCCGCGCCCGAGAAGGTGATCTTGTCACCAGCCACGATCGAACCAGTGCCGCCCGTCAGGTTGACGGTGTTCTGACCAGCCGCGTTCGTGCCGCTCGCGGTGCCCACGTTGGTCCAGGTGCCGGAGACGTGCCGGGTCAGGTTCTGGTCCATGAACCAGAACGCGCCGAGCTTCTCACCGATTTCACCCTTGATCATGCCCGCCGTGTCGCCACGGTAGGACGCGTCGGTGAACTGCCGCAGACCCATTGCAGCCGCCTTCGCACGCGAGCTGATCGCGACGTAGCGGTTGTCCATGGGAGCCAGGGCGTCGTTGAGCTGCTGGTCGGCGTCCAGGAACTCGCTCAGGTCGTTCTGGAACGGCGTGACGCCAGGAACACCCGAGAACGAGTAGAAGGTCTTCTCAGCCTTCTCGATGAGGAGCAGGTCGATCTTGTTGGCGAGCGACTTAATCGCTTCCGACGCCTGCATCGGGATCGTGCCGTTCATGACCTCGAGCATGTCCTTGTCGGACAGGAAGAACGGTGCTTCCCACCACTGATCCAGGAGGATCGAGGTCTTCGTGGGCACGAAGCCCGCGTCATCGGGCGGAACGTAGGAGGGAGTCACCGCCTGTGCGGCGATGGCCGACGGGATCGGAATGTCGATCGAACTGCCCTGTTCGCCGGCAATCGTTTCGTAACCGCGGTTGACATAGCGCGGCATGACGGCCATCTGGCGGAGAGCCAGCATACCCTGAGCGAGGAGCTTCGGAATGACTTCGGTAGTAGTGTTGACAGCCACGAAGGGCCACCTTTCAGAAAAAGAAAGAAAGAGGCCCTTCGGGGCATCGCCTCAAGTTCCCCAGGAACTTTACGCAATCGTGGCTTTGACTGACGCCCACGCACGTCTGAGGTTTACTGAACGACCTGAACTTCGCCCTTGGCGATTCCTTCGAGGTTCCGACCGAATTCCAGCGGATCGCTGGAGATCTGCCGAACCGGAGAAGTGCGATCCACACCGGGTCCGCGACCGTGACCGGCACCACCACCCGAGGAGGGCCTGAACAGGAACGGAGCCTCCGTGTGGAGATCCTTTGCCCATTCTTCCATCGAGAGCTCCTCGGCGGGGCGCGTCTTCGAGAAGATCGGGTTCTCGCCCTTCCGCGCTGCCGGTTCCCCATCGATGAGCTTGAACACCTTCAGCCCTCGATTGATGTAGTCCGGCATTGCACGTTCGTCGATACCCGCCTTGACTCCGGCTTCGCGGAGCTTGTTCTCGAGACCCGTCTTCGCCAGAGCTTCCCGAGCGGTGGCTTCAGAGGCCTCACGCTCCTGGAGCTTCTGCTCCAGAGGAGAGACAGCGGCCTTGACAGCGGACTTGATGAGTTCCGCAACGTCGCCCTGATTCTTGACGCCGCTCTGCTCGAGCTCGGCAACGCGAGCCTTCATCTTCGGAACTTCGACAGGATCAATCCCATCAAACTTCTTCAGATCAGTTCGAAGCTGAGTGACCGTAGCATTCAGGGTCCGGTTGTTGTCGCGGA